GTGAGGGCTATACAGCTAAAAAGGCTATTTTAATGAATGAGACTTTTAGGAATTTAATTGCTTTAAACATTCCTGGAGCTATTAACTGCATATCTAAAATAATAGAACTTGGATAAAAGGAGATAACAGATGGAGAACTCGAGAAAATTAATAATATCAGAAGCAAATAACAGACACTCTAAGCAATGGGTAACAACTGAAATTACCTGGTCTGAATTTGTAGAAAGATTAGGAAAACCTAAAATAACTGCTGAAACGCTAGATGAGTTCTTATCTTATTCTAAAGCTAAGCAAGACGATATTAAGGACGTTGGAGGCTTTGTTGGTGGAAAATTAAAAGGTAATCTTAGAAGAAGTGAAGCAGTTGAAAGCAGGAGTTTAATTACTCTTGACTTAGATAACTTAGCTTATGAAGATGACACTAAGATTATAAAAACTCTTAATAGTTTAGGGTGTGCTTATGCAGTGTACAGCACTCGTAAGCACCAAACTACTAAGCCTAGAATAAGAGTTATTTTGCCCTTAGCTGAAGATGTATCTGCTGATGAGTATGAACCGATAGCAAGGAAGGTAGCAGAGTCTATAGGATTACGTTATTGTGATCCTACTACCTTTCAAGCTGTTAGGTTAATGTACTGGCCTAGCCATTCTACTGATAGTGATTATGTTTTTACTTATGCTGACAAGCCTATGCTAGATGGTAAGGCAGTTCTTAATATGTATGCTGATTGGAGAGATGTATCAACTTGGCCAGAAGTTCCTGATGCTCAAAAGCATCATTTAACTTTGCTGAAGCAACAAGAAAACCCTTTAGAAAAAGAGGGTATGGTAGGGGCTTTTTGTAGAAGGTTTAATATTTACCAAGCAATAGATGAGTTTTTACCTGGAGTATATGAACCCTGTGATATATCTGATAGATTAACCTTTGTGGGCGGAAGTACTACTGCTGGAGCTATTGTGTATCAAGATGGACTTTTCTTATACTCACATCATGCAACAGATCCGTGCAGTCAAAAATTAGTAAATGCTTTTGACTTAGTAAGATTGCATAAATTTGGACATTTGGATATCCAAGCAGATATTAAAACTCCTGTAGCCAAACTACCTTCTTGGCTAGCCATGAAAGAATGGGTATTCGCTAAAACTCCAGTTAATTCAGATTTACTTAAAGAGAGAAGGCAAAAAGCAATAGCTGAGTTCTCAGTCTCTAATAATCCTGATGTAGATGCCGTTGAGGGTGTATTAGTTGAAGAAGATAATAGCTGGACAGAAGATCTTGTATATAATGCTAAAGATAGTTCTAAAGTACTTAATTCTCTTGCTAATATAATGCTGATTTTAAGAAAAGATAGAGAATTAAAATTTAAAATCTTCAAGGATATTTTCTCTTCGAGAATACTTGTAAGAAAAGATGTGCCTTGGGATAGAAAATTTGAAGCTGATGACAGATTATGGACTGATACAGACGATGCAGGTCTTAGATGGTATTTAGAGAGTACTTATGGAATCACGTCTACAAATAAAATTATAGATGGAGTTAATCTAATCGCAGAAGAAAATGCAGAAAATAAGGTTGCTACTAGAATTCAATCAACTTTATGGGATGGAGAAAAAAGACTAGAAACTTTATTTATAGATTATCTAGGCTGTGAAGATAATGTATACACTAGAGAAGTTTCAGAAAAATCATTAGTAGCTGCCGCTAAAAGAGCTATTTATGGTGGGATTAAATGGGATAATATGCCTATTCTAATCGGGCCACAAGGTGTAGGTAAGAGTACATTTTTAAAAATATTAGGAATGGAGTGGTATAACGATAGTTTGGTTAATGTGGAAGGTAAAGATGCTTGTGAGTTAATCCAGGGAAGTTGGATTCTGGAAATGGGAGAACTTAGTTCTTTAAGAAAATCTGAAATGAACTTAGTTAAAAACTTTTTAAGTAGAACTGATGATGTTTTTAGAGCCTCGTATGGGCGTAGAGCCCAAAAATATCCAAGAAGATGTGCCTTCTTTGGAACTGCAAATGATACTAACTTTTTAAGAGATGAAACAGGGAATAGAAGATTTTGGCCAATAGATTGCTTTATATTTAATCCAAAAAAATCTATCTTTGATGACTTGAAAGATGAGTTAGATCAGATATGGGCTGAGGCTTGTGAACTTGCAAAAGATAAATCTTATAATTTAGTTCTATCAAAAGAAGCATTAGAATTAGCTGTAAAAGAACAGGAATTGCACTTGGAGGACAATGTGTATAAGGGTATTATTTTGGATTACTTAGACAAGAAAATACCTAAAAATTGGAATACTATGGATTTATTTGCTAGAAGAACATATCTGAATGAATATGAAACTGTGACTCTACAATATGATGAAAAAGATTTGGTATTAAGAGATAAAGTGTGTGCCGCTGAAATATGGGAAGAAGCTTTAAAAATGGATATTAGATATCTAAAAAAGAGCGACAGCATTGAAATTAATAAGATTTTATCAACCCTATTTAAGTGGGAAAAGATAAAACAAGCATCTAGGTTTGAAAAATATGGAGTTCAAAAAGGTTTCAGAAGAAAAATATAAAGCTAAAAATTTTGAAACTTTCTAAGTGTAACTTTTTTAAAATGTAACTTTCTATAAAAAATGCTTGTAACTTTCTTTTTTAAGGTTACGTAGAAAGTTACATAGAAAGTTACATAAAAAAGCATTGGTATTATTGTTATTATTATATATTTGTAACTTTGTAACTTTCTTTTCTATATTAATATATAAAAATAAAGAAATAAAGGGTATATATAGCCTATAAAATCTATAAATCCTATATTTATATAATTATATAAGAAAAAAAAGAAAGTTAGTTACGTATCAGATTGGAGAAATTTCATGGGAAAAAGTGAAAGTGAAATTGAAGCATATTTAGTTAAAAGTGTAAAAAATAAAAAAGGCTTGTGTATGAAGTGGACTTCTCCAGGAAATGCAGGAGTACCAGACAGAATAGTTATAGTTCCTGGTGGAGGTGTCTATTTTGTGGAGCTAAAAGCAGAGGGTAAAAGAGAGAACTTATCCCCTTTACAGAGAAATTTCATAAATAAACTAAAAAACTTAAATTGTGATGCGAGAGTTATAGCATCTTTCAAAGAAGTGGATAAGTTTATAGAGGAGGTGATGCCAAATGAAGTTTATACCGCATGAATACCAAAAATACTGTATTGATAGAATGATCAGCGATGACAAGTTAGGGCTTATGCTGGATATGGGCTTAGGTTAGGAAAAACCATCATAACTCTATCTGCAATAGCAGATTTGAAATTTAATAGATTTGAAGTAGGAAAGGTATTAATAATAGCCCCAAAAAAAGTCGCAGAGGCTACCTGGACTGATGAGATAGCAAAGTGGGACCATTTATCCCTATTAAAAACATCTCTTGTTTTAGGGGGTCTACAGAAGCGTATAAAGGCACTTGCAAAAACAGCAGATATTTATGTGATAAATAGAGAGAATGTTACCTGGTTAGTCGATTACTATAAAAATGCATGGCCATTCGATATGGTGGTACTTGACGAGTGGTCTAGTTTTAAAAACCATCAATCAAAAAGATTCAAAAGTTTGAAAGTTATCAGGAATAAGATAACAAGAATTGTTGGACTTACGGGGACACCTGCACCTAATGGGTTGATAGACTTATGGGCTCAATTGTATCTACTGGATCAAGGTGAAAGATTAGAAAAGACAATAGGGAAATTTAGAGAAAGATATTTTGAACCAGGGCAAAGGAATAGAACTGTAATTTTTAATTATGATGCCAAGGAAGGATCCAATGAAGCCATACATGAAAAGATATCTGACATCTGTATCTCTATGAAAGCAGAAGACTATTTGGAACTACCTGACATAATCTATGAACAAGTACCTGTAGTTTTAGATAGCAAGGCTAAGAAGTCTTATGATGAGCTTGAGAAAAAAGCCATACTTGAACTTGAAGACACTGAAATTACAGTTGCAAATGCAGCGGCACTTTCTAACAAGTTACTTCAGTTAGCGAATGGAGCTATCTATGATGAGAATAGAAAAGTCTTTGAAGTCCATGACTGTAAGATTGAAAGATTTTTAGAGCTGATAGAACAGTTAAATGGGAAACCTGCACTAGTATTCTATAATTTCCAACATGACAAGGACAGAATAATTGAAGCTTTGAAAGACTCGAAATTAAGAATAAGACTTTTGAAAACTCCACAAGACCAACTAGATTGGAACAAGGGAGAAATTGATATACTACTAGCCCACCCAGCAAGTGCGGCTTATGGACTTAACTTACAAGCTGGAGGTAATCATGTGATATGGTTTGGACTTAACTGGAGCTTGGAATTATATCAGCAGGCTAACAAAAGACTACACAGACAAGGGCAGACAGAAAAAGTAATAATTCACCATTTGGTTTGTAAAGAAACTAGAGATGAAGACGTAATGGAAGCTTTACAAAACAAAGGAGATGTACAAGATGCACTTGTTGAGAGTTTGAAAGTTAGAATTAAGAAAGTTAAAGAAGCAAATAAGAAGTGATGCATATGAGAAAAATAAGAGTTGTACACAAAGATGGAGATATGCAAGGAATTACGCTTATGTACTTAATTAATAAATACTTGAAAATTAATAGAGAATTATGGGATAAAGAGGGTATGGTTCTAAACAGATATTACAAAGCTATTTTAACAAGAACCATAAAAGCTTCTGATAAAATCATTGATAAATTTAAGAATCAGATTAATTACAAAGTTGAAAAAGATGTTATTAAAATTTTAGATGAAGTATTTACTGCTTGTGAGCATAAAGAAACTGGAGATAATTTAGAACTTCTTAGGACTATGTTTCTTGTAATTATGATGTTTGGAACTGTTAATTCGCATAAAAGAAACATGATAGGAGTAGTTCTTAAATCTATGATAACAGATGTATTTAATGCATTTGAAGATTTTAAAACTATGTGGCTTAGAGAAATTGATGATAGTGTTGTGAGACTGGAGGAAGCTGGTGCATGCTGATGATAAAGAATTGTTTGATGCTTTAGTTTTAGCTATTATTTCGAGGAGGGATCCTATGAGAAAATTTAAAGGAA